AACCTAACGAACCTATTTCTGTAGACCCAAATACTGACAACCTTGATGATTTTACTGCATTGTTTAATGGCAAGGCATCAGCAAAAGTCGAAGAAGTAGTTGACGACAACTCTGTCGTTGAAGACGAGCCTATTGAAGTTGAAGATCAAGATACTCCTGAAGACGAGCCTGACGAGGAAGTCAAAGAAGAGACGGATAAGAAACCTAAAAAGGTCAACGCTTTTCAAAAAAGAGTAAACGAACTACTTGAACGTGAACGTAAAGCTAATGAAGCCGCTGCTGAATTGCAGCGTAAACTTGACAAAGTAACGGCTAACCAAAAACGAGAAGTAGAACAGTCTAAGGTACAAAAGAGCAATACTCCTACTCCTGAAGATAAGAACCCTGATGGTTCTGATAAATATCCTCTAGGTGAGTTTGATCCTCAGTATCTCCGCGACTTCAATCGCGCAATTATTGAAGAAGAGTGGAACGCCAAGAAAGAGCAAGAAAGAGTAGAACAAACCAAGCGTTTTGAACAAGAAGCTCGTCAACAGCTTCAAAACCAGTGGGCTGAAAAGCTTGCTGTAGTCAATGAAAAGTATGACGATTTTGTTGAAAAGACAATTGAACTAGAATCTACGTTTGAAGGACTAGACGCTAATTATAGCGATTACCTTGTACAAACCATTAAGAGTCTAGATCATGGCACGGATGTTCTTTACTATTTTGCAAATAACATTGATGAAGCACAAAAGTTCGTAAAACTGGGACCGCAAGCGGCTACCCTCGCACTTGGTGAAATCAATGCAATGTTCAAGGGCAACACTCGAAAAGAAGCCAAGGTATCAAAAGCTCCGCCTCCTCCGCAAGTCAATAAAGGTTCTAAGACTCGCACGACGGTTGCTCCTGATACAGACGATCTCGACGCCTTCTCTGATCTCTTTTTCAAAAAGAAGTGAAGGCCTTAATCTTTAAGGAACATTAATAATGGCTATTGTCGCAGACAATGCAAAACTAGTCCTCAACGCCTTTGCTGCTATCTTCCAGAATAACCTCACCGTCGCTGACGCAGTTACTTGGAATCAGTACAATAAGGAAATTGAAGACCGTAACCGACTGACTATCGTTGAACAGGTCGGTCCCCGCTTCGCAATCACTCAAACGACTAACGGTGTACAGGATCTTTCGTCCGGTGTCCAAGACGTCGTGTTTGGTTCGGAACAATTCCAGCTCAATCAGGTCTTCGGTACTTCGATGGGCTGGGGCGATTTTGCGGCTGTTCGTGATATTAACGACGCCCGTCAGAGTGTGGCATTGAAGAATGCCGCTATCAACCTCGCAGAAAAGATTGACGCATACATCCTGAAGGTTGCTGCCTTCTCGTCTAACAACTGGACGGGTACTCCTGGTAACAACATTTCGACTTTTGACCATATGGCTAACGGCTATACTCGTCTTAAGGAAGAGGGTGTTGACGATGCCGATATTCGCGCCATCCTGACTTATAACGATAAGCAGGCTCTTGGTTCGGCTATTGTTTCGAATAACGCCTCTCTTGAGGGTATTGGCTCGGGTATCTATCGTAAGGGTTTTGAAGGTGAAGTCGGCGGCATCAACACGATGTTTACCCAACAGCTTCCAACTCTTACGACTGGTACTCGTACTAACGGTACTATCAACGGTGCCAACCAGAACGTCAACTATTCGGCTGTGTCGGTGTCGACTGCTCCTGGTTTTTATAACTCGCAGACGATTGCTATCAACGGTCTTGGTGCCGCTGCTACCGTAACTGATGGTGAAATCTTTACCATTGTAGGTGTCAACGCCTGGGATAACCGTCTTGGTGCTTCGTTGGGTCGTCTCCAGCAGTTCCGCGTAATTGGCCCTGCTGGTACGATTCCTGGTACTCCTGCGGCTTACACCGCTGATGGTACTGGTGCTATTGCCGCGATGCGTATTTTCCCTGCAATCATTGTTGCCGGTACGGGTACTGGTGGTGACATCAACGTCAATACTGCTAATGCCACTGTTTCAGCTGTGCCTGCAAACGGTGCCGTAGTTACTTGGGCAGTTGCTGCTTCTACTCAGGTTAAGCCTCGTTTGCTTATCCAGAAGGAGTCGATTGTGGTGAACACCGCAGATCTTATCACTCCTTACACCGGCACGATCATGCGCAAGTCGCTGAGCAAGTTGCCTCTGAGTGTTCGTCTGTGGCAGGATTCGTTGTTCAATACCGGCGATCACCGTGTTCGTTTTGAAGTCGCTTTGACTGCTAACGTACGTGATCGTAGACGTCTTACTCGTATTAACGGTTAATTATATGACAGGGGCCTCTGCGAAAGTACGCCCCTGTTTTCTTTTAAGGTAACGAAATGTCTTTTGTTTACTCCCGTTACACTCCGGCACCTATTGGTGTGAACGGCTCTGTCACGAAAATTCCTGCCAATCAAACTGGTTGTTTTTCTTGTGTCACTACTGGCACTCTTTCTATTACTGATTCACAAGGTGTTGCCGTTCTCACTGCTTTTCCTGTGACTCTTGGTACTTTTTATTACATTCCTTTTTATACCGCAGGTGGTTTTACTGTAACTCTTGCAGGTGGTGCTTCAGGTACTCTAGGATACATCTAAGGATTATAAATGGTTAAAGTCTCTCAAATCATTACTGATGCTTACAGGGAAAGCAACAACATCCCTATTGGTACTGTTCCTAATCCAGATGAACAGACTGAAGGTTTGAATATCTTTAACCGTTTGGTTCGTTCTTTGTTTGGGACAGAAGCAGGTGATCCTTACGTTAATTTCTATATTGGAAATAACAACGTAAATACTTCTACAAGTAACAATCCTAACTCTTTTCCAGGAGGTTGGTTTCCTCCTGTCAATACTCGTATTGTTTGCAATAACACACAAAGTCAGACTTTTTATATGAATCCCCAACCTCAAGATGGGGAAAGACTTGCAATCAATGACGCATCAAATAATTTTGCTACATATCCTGTTACAATAAAAGGGAATGGAAGCACTATTAATGGATCTCCAACGGCTGTTTTAAACACCGACGGAGTCAATGTAGAGTATTTTTATAGAGCAGATTTGTCGGATTGGCAGACAATTTCCTCTCTTACTTTGACTTCTGATTTACCGTTTCCTGTTGATTTCGAAGACATGTTTGTCATTGGATTGGCTATGAGAATTAATCCTAGAAATGGTACTCAAATTGATCCTCAAAGTATTGCTGCTTATAAATCTTTGACTTCAAAGTTTAGAGCTAGGTATATGATTAGAAGCGCTCCTGACAGTGAAGAAGGTCTTCTTAGAACAAGCATTATTAAACCTTACAACAGAAGAGTCTTTATCGACAGATTTAAAACGGGGTACTAAATGAAAATCGAACTCGCTAAGACAGATTTTGGATCATTGACTGAAAATGTTCCTCGCCTTAAAGTGAGTAATATGTACATAGTACAAAATCCCCAAAGTCTGAGTAATGTCTCTTACATTGCAAGACCTAGTTTGTCTCTTTTGACGACTATTCCTACAGGCCCTACAAGAGGTATTTGGTTTCAGTCGCAAGGTGGTACTACTATTATTTATGTAATTGGTGGTACTAATCTCTATACTTACAACAACGGAACTTATACTCTAATTGGAGAAATTCCTGGTACTAGTTTTTGTACCTTTGCTTCGACTATCTACGGTATTGCTATCCAAAGCGATGGACTGCTTTATCTTTATGACGGAGAAACAATCACTAATGTACCTATTCCTGATGACAATAAAGTCAGCGATGTAACGAGTCTTGATAACTATTTCATTGTAGGGATTGAAAACACCAGTAAATTCTATTGGATTCTACCTGGTGGTACGACTATTAATCCTCTTAACTTTGCTTCTGCTGAACGTAATCCTGATGACATCGTCACTATGATTAGTATTGGAGACGAGCTTTGGTCAATTGGTCAATCCACTGTTGAAATCTTTACAGATAGTGGTGACGTAACTGCTCCTTTTATTCGTACTCCTCAGAGAGTCTACACCACTGGTTGTATCGACAAACACTCTATTGTAAAAACAGTCTATCAATATCCAAGCACTGTAAACCAAGACGCCCTACTTCCTTGTCTTATTTGGGTTACTCCCAGTAAAGAAGTCGTTCTTGCTCAAGGCACTCCTAGAAAGATTAGTAACGAATCTATTGAAGAACTTCTTAAAGCCTCTTCGACTTTCACTGCTTGGTCTTTTAGAACTAACAGACATGACTTTTACGTCTTGAATACCGACACTGTTACGGTTGTTTATGACCTTACTTCAGAGGCTTGGTATCGCTGGAATAGTTATCAACAGACGACTTGGAAAGCTCTTTCTGGGGTACAGATCAATGATTCTACTTATTGTGTAGACGGTACTTCTGGAAATATTTATAGTCTGTCGTATTCTCCTGTAGACCTTACTTCTGATTATCTTATTTGTGAAGTAGGAGGTTTTGTAGGAAATACAACTAACGGTGGAATTCCTTGCAAGTCTGTGACTTTGTTCATTAACTACGGTTATAACTCTTCTTATACCAATATAGATCCTGTTATTGAAATGAGATGGTCTGACTCTGGTGGAGCTTCTTATTCTAACTATGTACAAGGATCTCTTGGTAAGAAAGGGTCTTATGCTTCTACTGTTAGATTCAGATCTTTAGGTAACTATCAAAGACCTGGCCGTTTCTTTGAGTTTAGATTCAGCGAAATTCAGACTTTTCGTCTTGATGCAGCTATAACGAATGACACTCCATAAATGACAAACCTATTAAAACTTCCAAGACTACCTGTTGGATGGAAAGATCAACCACAACTTTTTGAGAGGTATTGGGATCTTGCCATGAAACAAATCGAAGCGTCTATTGATGCAATTCTAGAACTTCCTAGTATTCAAGCAGAGTTGGCTTTAGTTTCAAGTTCTGCTGATGCAGCTAACACTGCTGCTAATGCTGCTAATATTGCTGCCGATAACGCCAATCTTGCTGCCGCTGCTGCTAATACAGTAGCAAATGATGCAGTGGCTAACAACGCCTTGACTAACTCTGGAGTTACAGGTATTACTATTTCTGCTGTAGATGCAGGTAGTAATTGCACAATCTCTATTTCAAATCATACCAGAGTTTATGGTGACGGGGTATCTGTTTCAGTAACAGGTGGATCTATTACAGGATTGGCTTATTCAACTCTGTACTATGTCTACTACGATCAAGCCAGTAGAGCTGGTGGTACAGTGACGTATGTCGCTACAGTTGTTAAAGCCTCTGCTGCTCAAGTCAATGACAGACATCTCGTAGGTTCTGTAACAACTCCTGCCGCTCTAGGTTCTGCCGTGACAGGTAAGTACGTAGACCTTAGTGGTCTTGGAAGTCTTGTCTAATTTAAGGAAATAAAATGACAGTTGGTTCTCCACATTTTTTTGATGCTTCGCGCTTTATTTCTGCTTCTGGAGAAGCCGACGGAGCAACAGTTACTTTTTACTACACAGGTACGTCTAACCTAGCACCTATTTATACCGATGCTACAATGACGACTACGTTGTCAAATCCTTTGACTATTGCTGTAGGAGCTGTCGTTCCTACTATTTTCTTGAGTCCTTTGATTAGTTATAGACGTAGGATTGTTTTTACCTCTGATGGTTCAGTCTTTGATAAAGACCCTGTCGTCGGTGGTTCGTCTACAAACTCTATGAATATTGGTAATTTTACTGCATTAGGAACTGTGACTGTCCCTGCCGGTGTAGTTTACATTACTTCTAACGGATATACTACTTTTGGTCTTGGTGCAGGGGAATACGTCAATGACGCTCTTGCTACCAGCACTCTTGCTACTTCTTACCCTAATCTTTGTAAGGTTTCAGCAGACGGTAGATACTGGAGACTTCTTCCTGTTAACGGTGAAATCACTGTAGATCAGGCAGGTGCTTTAGGCGATCCTGAAGCTCTTGGGGTAATTAATGACGGTCTTGCTATTAACCAAGCTCTTGGTTACGCAGCCACTGTCGGTATTCCTACTGTTGTTTTTCCACAAGGTAACTACTCTTGCTGGCATACCGCGAGAACTACTTCGTTCTGGAACTGGGGTATGGATGGCAGTGGTATGGCTATTCCTGCTTATCTTGCTTGCAAAAGTATTACTTTGAAAGGTTCTCAAAGACCTCATACTCGTGTTCGATCTTTCAATAAAGACGGTACAGAGTTGGGAAGTAATTGGCAAATCATCCCTGCCGACGGTTTTCCTTGGAGAGGTCATGGTCTTTATGTTCATGCTCCTACTACAGACGCCAGTGCTTGTACTTTTACTGGTAGTATTTCTGGTACTACTCTTACTGTAACTTCAGTAGCATCTGGTAAAGTAAAGAACAACCAAACAATTGATACCTCTACGAGTCTTGGTGTGACTGCTACGGCAATGACTTGGTCGGCAGGTCTTCTTACGATTACTGTACCGACTATGAGTCGTGTTCCTGCTGCTGGTGAATACATCAGACTTACTAGTACTTTGCCAGTTACTTTCAACGGTAACTTTTTGATTTCTTCGGCTACAGCGACTTCAGTCGTTCTTGTATGTCCGTATAATCCTGGTACTTATGTAAGTGGTGGTGTTCTTTCTGCTGCAACTCTTTACGGAACTACTGTTAGTTATCAGTTGACTGGTACTCCTGGCGGAGTAGGTACTTACTTGATTAATCAATCTCAAGTACTTTATTCTGCTACTGTAAAAGGTGGATCGACTTTTGAAAGAAATACCATCTGTCTAGAAAACATTTGGTTGGACGGCGGTACTACTGCAAACGGAAACCTTGCTTGGACCAATCCTCCGACTGATGTACCTAATGGTTGGGACGTATCCCATAAAGGTATTGCTTTCCGTCCTGACTACTTCATGGGCGATTTGATTCTTCGTAATACAAAAATTACAGGATATCGTGGTGAACTAGTTTACGCATCTAACAACAGAGAATCCGGGTTGATTCTTGACGGCCTAGTAGAGCTAGGTGAAACTAACGGTCAAGCCCTTAATCCTGCTGGTGGTCACGTCTCTTGTCCTGGATATGTCAGGGCATGGAACTGTAACGTAATGCTAGAAGGTTGGATGGGTGTCGGTAACATCAGAGGCGAATTCCTTAATATGTTCCGAGGTTCTACTTTTACTGGTGGTGTAATTGATACCACTCAATCAGGCAATGGTTTTAAACCTCAACGACCTACTGATGGACGTTGGCCTGGTATCTCTCCGATGTTTACAGTAGATATCAAACATAGTTGTCATCCTAATTACCTTGGTACAAACCAAACGATTAGTCTTGGTTCTTTTATTACAGGTAAGTTAGTCGTAGTAGATGGTGGTGTAAACTTTGCTGCTAACGAAGTCTCAGGTCCTTTTAAATGGGGTATTATTGATACAGATGTTGAAGTAATTACTGTAGTCGATAAAGCAACTCTTCAAACCTCTCTTGGTTTTGCAGGAAGTTCTATAGCTAATTCTAGAACTATTAGCAACATCAGAGTTAAGCCTGAATTTAGGGTTACCACAAATGCCATTGATAACGGTTTTGAACTTATAGATGGTGTTAGTATTCTTGGTGGTAGTTCTATTGGACAGAATGTACTCATTGAACAAGGTTGTGGTAAAACACGCAGAGGTTCTGCTTTTTCAGGAACTCCTGCTGCTCCTGCTGCTGGTGATTACTACGTAACTTTTAAAGGTAATAACTTTTCTGCTCCTACTGATTTTTCCGTAGCTACTCAGAACGTAGTAACTAATCCTGCTATTATTCTTCGAGGAGATTATATGTCTCTTGGCGGCACGGCAGCAAACTCTGTAACAACGGTTACTCTTCCTTCTGCTGGCGTTCAAGACAGGTACGAGATTACTCTTTACAACGCCAACAGCCCAAGCAGTAACTCTTACTTTGCTCTTGATAGAGTTGCAACAGGTGTAAGACTTCCTGCTCGTAGATTGGTTGGCGGTGCTGATAGTATTAAACTAAGGTATAACGCAAGTATTAATTTGTGGCAAGAAATTAAACCTCCTCTTCCTGTTTGTTATACTACTTCTGTTGGAGGCATTTCTGCCTTGACTCTTCCGGCTGTTGGTGCAAATAGTGTTTCTGCGGTTCAAACCATTTCAAATATCTATGGAGCAGAAGTAGGTATGGATATAAAACTCATTCCTACTGCTGTCAATACAGCTATCGAATTGGTTAATCCTCAAGTGACTGCTGCAAATACTATTAGTTTTCGAGTACGAGAAGTAAATGGTGCTGCTTATGCAGGCGGTACTTATAACGTCACTATTATCGCTGAACATCGTCGTTCTTGGACTTCATAAGGAAATAAAATGACTGACAAACCTTCTAATCCTGAAGTTCTTGATGAAACAGGAATTGCTCTTCTAAAGACTTTAAAGTTTTCCAATGACTTGTTTTATTGGAACTATTCTTTAGACTGGCAAGGAGAACCTCTTTTTCTTCCTTCTTCATATTATCGAGAAGAACCTTTTCCTTCTGGTCTTTCAATTTGTGGATGGAGATTGACTCAAGAAGGTATTGATAAATGGACAGAACTACATCAATAACTGTCTTGACAGACGTACAAAGGTGTAGAGAAATAACAGCAAGACATCCTCAATACTTTACTTTTGATGTAGAACAGTGGTTTTCAAATTCTAAGAACGTTTGTTTTATAGAAAGAGAAAACCTCTGTTTTGCAGAGTATAAGAAAGAAGGTGTTTACTGGGTTCATTTTTGTTTTGACTCTGCTAAAGGAAGAGAAGCAATTGAACTAGCAAAGACAATGAGAAGAGTTTTTCTTGACAGTTATGACGTGTCTTGTCTTATCGGACTTATTAGAGTAAATAACAAGAAAGCCAAATTTGTAGTTCGTCAAATTGGTTTTAAGTCTTTAGGTGAAGTCGAGACTTCGTTAGGACTTTGTGAAATGTTTTATTACAAGGAATAAATATGGGACTTTCGTCTGAGTCTTCTGGAGGTTCTACAGGGTCTCCAGCTATTAACAGCTCTCCGACTTCACTCGATAACATCACTAATGGTTCTGTAGATTCCTACTTACCGGAGAGTAAAGGAACAGAAGCTACAAAAAAACCTAGTTTTTTAAATAGTGTTTTAAATACTATGACCACTCCATCAGCAGGAATGACTCCAGTTGGAATACCAGCTACAGGTTTTGACCCTTCTAGTCAAATGCAAGCAGGAATGTCTGAAGGACAAGCAAAATCTCTTCAAGGAGGAGGTGGAGGTCTTCAAATGATTCTAAAACTTCTTGCTGGCGCTTAAAGGAATAATATATGGGAATGAGTTCTGGGGACTCCCAATCTTCTAATCAATCGACAAGCACTAGCAGCTCTCTTAACCAGGCATATCCTAGTGTAAGCAATTCTCTTACTGGTACGATGGACCAGACGGGCAAGGCGTCTAATGCCATTGCAAGTCTTCTTGGTCTTAACGGCCCTGCTGATACATCTGGCTTGAGTAGCTTTTTGAATAGCAGCAACTACAACTTTACAAGAGATCAAGGTATTGCAGGTATTAATGCCAACAACGCCTCTAAAGGTCTTCTTGCTTCTGGGTCTGCTTTGAGAGGTATTACTGATTATAGTAGTAACCTTGCTAGTACGTATCTTGATAAATATCTAAGCAATCTATCTGGTCTTGCAGGGACTGGTATTAGTGCCGCTCAGACTATCTCTGGCGCAGGTAATACCGCCAACAGTCAAAGCAACAGTTACGGTACTTCGTCTGGTTCTAATAGTAGTGTCCAACTTAAGTAAGAAAGGAAGAAAATGGCTAATGACTTTATCTCTTCCTTACTAGGAGGTGGAAATACTCCGTCTCTTAATGACATCACTAATGGACAAATAAATCCTAATACTCAACAGTCAGGAGTACAACAGCTTTTACAACCTGCTCCTGACTCTCAGACACAACCTCAACCACAGTCTCAACAAAATCCAAGACCAATTCTACCTTCCGAACATCGTTTTGTAGAACACGATCCAAAGCATACAGGTGCTGCTGGTATTGCTCGTGACATTTTTGGTACTCTTGGAGACTTTCTTCTTACTCGTCTTGGAATGCCTGCAATGTATGCACCGGCACAACAACAGAGAAAACTAGAAGAGGCTCGTCAAGGTTTTGATCAAGATCCTTTGGCTGCAATCGACAGGGTGTCTTCTCTTAATTTTAAAGAAGGTGATAATCTCCGTAATCATTACATTGAACAACAGAGATTGGCAGCTACTCAAGCTTCGACACAAGAAGCTCGTGACGCTAGAATTGCTTCTCTTAAAGTAGCAAATGAAGACAGAGTAAGGAACAGAGCTGCCGCTTACTTGAATGGTCTTGCTGCTGTATCTCCTGATAAGATGGATGCTGCATACACACAGGCACGTAAGAATGCAATTTCCTTGGCTTCTCAACAAGGTGTTGATCTTACTAAAGAGCTTCCTGAAAAGTTTGACAGAAATGCCTTGACTTCTTTTATTAGTTCTTCTGTTCCTGCTGCAAAGCAATGGGATCAAAGTCTTACTAAAGAGAAGATCGTTAATAAGAAGGTCAATGACGAAGAGCGCCTTAAGTTGCTTCGTATGGGTCAAGCCGAGAGAATGTCTTATCTACAGAATACTCTTGGTATCGCTAATGCTCGTGAAGCCCGTATGGCAGGCTTCACTCAAGCTCAAATCGACCGTATCTATGGTCGTAACGGCACTGTACAAGAAGGTACTAAACCTGTTCGTTTGCCTCCGGGTCAAACAAGTGTTAACCCTCAACCTTCTTCGTCTTCACAAGCACCTCCTGTGGGTTACAAAAACAAACATGGATTGACGTTTAAAGGCGGAGATCCAAACAACAGAAACAACTGGAAATAAGGATAGACAATGGCTGAATCTTGGGAAGACTTTGGTGCCCCTGAACAAACTGCTACTAAAAAGCCATTGTCTAAACCGAATTGGGAAGACTTTGGGGCACCTGAACAAATTCCTGATCCTTACGAGGGTTTTGATCCTCGTCATTTTTACCCTGCCGATCCTCTTACCGGAAAAGGGCCTGAAGCAAAATACCCTGAGATTATGTACAATACAGATCTTACAAGGGCAGAAAAAGAAAATAAGTTGGCTGAAATTACTGCCGACTACGAAGATGAAAATACACCTTTGAGTCAAAAGACAGTTGGTGAAGCCGCTTACGAAGGCCTTAAAGGTCTTAAGAATATCTGGACTGATACTTCTGGTGAACACGGTATTTCAAAAGAGACTCAAGATTTCTTAGGCGGCAATACCGAGCATGGTATGCTTCTTAATCCTATTTTTCATGCTCCTGCTGCTATTGCAGACCTTGGTACTAGAGCCCTTGAAACTCTTGATAGTGGTGTAAAGGGCCTTGCCGACTTTGTTATTAAAGACGGTAAAGAAATGGTAGAAGGTTTGCAACAGGCTTTCCCTTTGTTCGGAGAAGAGATCGGAGGGTTTGGTAATTTTCGCACCCCTATTCATGACACTTTGTCTCCTGAAGTCCGTGCTGCAAAGAACGCCGAAGCTGATGCTCTTTTTTATGGAGATGAAGCTGCTGGACGTAAACCTGCAACTTTTGAAGAAATGAATAAGTGGGCCGAAGACAACGACATGTCTCATTTTGGGGATGACCTTAAGAAAAGGATTGAAGCCCGTGATGCAAAAGGACCTGTCGTTGATTCGTCTTTGACGGATAATCCCCTTGGTTCTAAACCTCTTCAAGGTCATGTCGATACTATTACTAAAGACTGGAAAAATAAACCAGAGATTCAAGTAGTAGATAAACATGAAGACCTTCCTCAAGATCTTCAAGAGCATCTTGAAATGGAGAACACCGAGGACGCCCAAGGTATCCATTGGAAAGGTAAGACTTATATCCTTGGTCATAACCTTGAAGATCCTTCTCAAGTAGCAAGTATTACGTACCATGAAGCTCTTGGCCACCACGGTCTTGAACAGACTTTTGGTGCTAATCTTGACAGCACTCTTGAGTCTATCTATAACAACAACAAGAAGTTTCAAGCCGAAGTAGATCAATGGCGTAAAGACAACGACCATTACGAACATCGTCCTGATGCTCTTCATAGAGCCGCAGAAGAAGTCCTCGTTGAGAAGCTTGAAAATGGCGCTCTTGATAAATCAATTAAAGACAGAGTGATTGCTGTTCTTTCTAAATACGCCCGTAAGATGGGTGTAAAACTTGACATGACTGATGCAGAGATTCGAGAGATTCTCCGTCAAGCTCAAGACACTGTCATCAACGGAAAGAAAGAAGCCGTCGACTCTGAAGGCGGTAAGTATATGTATCTTGGTCGTCAAGCCAAGGGTGCCGATCTTACTAAACTAGACGAACTGCAAAAAAGAGACAGAGAAGGTCAAGACACTGGTCCTGATAGTCAGAACAGAAAAACGCTTAACTGGTTCCACGGCTATGACGGGAAGTCTCGTTTTGAAATCTCTGATATGTCTGCGTCTCTCAAGAAAGCTGAAGCCGGTTCTAAACCTCATGAATTTTCTTCAGATGTAAGAGAACTTCTCGGAGAGTACAATTCTAAAGACACTCCTGAAATTCGTACTCAAAAAAATACAGCTAAAGGAACAGCAAGCTATTTTGCAGATCTTACCAATAAACTACGTCGTTATCCTACAGCAAAAGAACTTGAAGAAGCGACTGGAAAAACAGTTCTTTACAAATCTGAAGATTTTCCTGCTGCTGTAAAGAATCTTTCTAATATTTCTGATAGACTTGGTGGTCCTTCTTCTTTGTTCCATGAAATGAAACTTGAAGACGTTCTCGACCATCCTTCTTTGTTTGCTAACTATCCTGAACTAAAAGAACTTCCTGTCAAATACAATACAGGTCCTGACAGTCTTGGACACTTTGTTCCGGGTGAAAAAAGTCATATCGGTTTGAATGATTCTTACAAAGAGACACAGCTTTCGACTGTACTCCACGAAGTTCAACACTGGATTCAGGACAAAGAAGGTTTTGCTACTGGAGGAAGTCCTACTTCTATTTTGCAAAGAGCAGATCCTGCTGATCTTGTTCAATTTATCCCTAAGATTGAAGACGGATTTAAAACAGAGAAAACTATTGCTCAAGGCAATATCGACTTTTATAATTGGTTAGAACAGCATCCTCTTAAACCTGAACTCGATAAGTTGTATCAAAAGTTTAGAGATGGTGAAGAAACTGATAGAGATGTCAATCTTGCTATTTCAGCAAAAGAAAAATTAAGACTTGAGTATAACGAATATAGAGCAAAAAATGGACTCATGCCTGGCAAAGCCAGCACTGTAAGAGAAGTCCTTAATTCTTTACAAGGAGATTGGTTTAAACAAAGATTTGAAGATTGGACTGCCGATGTACATGACGCAAATGTAAATCTTACTCGTCTTGACAACATTAAGAAAGGTGTTGAAGATTCTAGTGGATTGAAAGAAATTCTTAATCAGAGTTCTAAAAAACAGTCTGTTGCAAGAGATGCTTATCAAAATATCTCTGGTGAAATTGAAGCTCGTGATGTCCAAGATCGCCAATACTTAAGCAAAGGCGAAAGAGAAGACACTACTCCTTACTCTTCTTCTGATGTAAATCCAGATAATCATATCTTGCTTTTCAGAGAAGAACCTGGCTCTCCTTTGTCTAAGCAAGCCAATGAGCTTGGTGCAAAATACATGAAGAGGAAAAGTCAAGCCGGTAATATCAATCTTACTAAGCTTCATACAAGTCGTGCCATGGATGATCTTCTTGAAGACATTGCTAAAGACATTCATCTTTTGCCTGAGCAAAGTCATAAAGAAACTGTTGAACTTGCTAAAGAACTTGGTATGACAAGGGAATCTTTTATTAAGTCTGCTCTTGGATGGACTCCACAAAAGATTGTTGCAGCAAGGATGTTTCTTCTTCAAAGTGCATCTGACACTGTTCGTCTTAGTAGAGAATACGCCGCACTTGAAAATCCTACTGAAGCAGAAACTGCTCAATGGATGGCTCAATTGGCAAGACATGCCACTATCCAACAAAAGCTTCAAAACATCACTAAGGTTACTGCTCAAAATCTTGACTCTTTTAAGATCAAACTTGACAACCGTGGTGAAATGAATGAAGCCGCTGTTAAGTTGGCTATGGGTCGTATTCCAGAAAGTCTTCGTAACGATCCAGAGAAGATGCGTAATCTTGCTCTTATGATTGTAAGAAACAGCAACGATCCTCGTATTCTTAATAAGATTGCAAGGGACGCAATGAGAACAAAGGGTGACCTTGTTACTCAAGTCTGGTATAACATGATCCTGTCTAACCCTATTACCCATCTTAGGTATTGGGGAGGCAATCTTGCAGCGGCTGGTACTGATCTGGCTTCTCAAGGTCTTGCTGCCGCAATAGGGCAACCCAAGCGTTTCTTGTCTCCTAATGCAGACCGTGTCCTTGGCAGGGAAGTCCTTGCCCGTACAGTCGGTTCTGTCATGGGTATCAAGCAAGGTCTTATGAATGTCTTTGAAAATATTACTGAAGCAGGTGCAGCAGACTCTAGTCTGGGTAAAGCCGCAATTGATGCAATGACAAGTAAGAATCCTTCTACTGCCAATAGAACTCTTGGGTCTGAAATCTCTAAGAGAGCTAACAAATATAAGGCAGTCGGTGGAAACTTTCTCCCTACGGGTATTCTTCATAACGTAGAAAGTCTTTTTCAAGGTGTTCTACAAAGTGGAGACTATTGGGCTAATGCAGTAAGGACTGCCGAGAAAGAAGGTAAAGGTTGGAACAAAGCAAGAATTGCCGAGTTAATTAACAACCCTACTGAAGAAATGATTGCTTCTGCCAATGAGTATTCGTCTAGAATGCAGTACACAGATCCTGTAGGACCTGTCGCTAACATCTTAGAGCGCTGGAGAAATTCTCCTAATACTCAACCAGGTCAAGGTGCTTTGAAATACGCATCTAGATTTATCATTCCTTTTGTACAGCGTCCTGATGGTATTATTCGTTTTGCTATCAGACACTCTCCAGCAGGAGCTCTTGATCGCTACAACCAAGCCGACTTCCTCGCAGGAGGGGCTCGTCGTGATCTTGCTATTGCTAGAGTTGCTGTAGGTTCTGCAATTGCTCTCTACATCGGGGGAAAAGTTCTCAACCAAGAAGTCACTGGGAGCGGTCCTACGGATTACGTCGCTCAACAACAGTGGCTTGCAAATGGTAATCGTCCCTACTCCTATAAGGACAGAGACGGAAACTGGGTGTCTTACAAGGGCTGGGGTCCAATGGCTGACATGATTGGCAGTACTGCCGACCTTGTTCACAGCTATGAACATCAAGACCCTAGTAAAGAAGACTTTGATAAAGCAGCTTCTGTGATTGGTCATGGCGCTCGTATTCTTTACAACGATCAATGGGTTTCTGATATGGCTCCATTTATGAAAGCCCTTGATGAAAAAGCCCCTGAAAGTACGTTGTCGAGTACGGCTAAAAATCTTATTGCCAATCAAGTATCTTCTATGGTTGTTCCTGCCGGTGTCAGACAGATCACTCAAATGAACGATCCTGTTGTCAGAGACATGAGAGGAGACTCTTTGTCTGAGATGATTAAGAATCGTATCAAGGGTGGTATTCCAGGACAGACAGAAAGTCTTCCTGTTAAACTTGACGCCTATGGAGATCCAACTCCGGCTGAGAAAAGTATTTTTCCGACAAAGAAAAAAGAAACTGATTCAATGCGAATTGAAATGGATCGGTTGTCGGAAGGTAAAGCCCTGTTTACTGGAACTCCTACTAAACTCTCAGATGATGACGGAAACGAAATCAAACTGACTAAAGAACAGAAGATTAAATACGCCTCTGTGACTGGTCAAGAGTTTCAAAAGAGCCTTAGACAGTGGATGGCTCATCCGTCTTGGAAAAAAATGTCTGATGACGACAAAAGAGAAATCATCAGAGAACTTCATCATGACGCAACTGAAGTCGCTAAAGATGCAGTAATTGCTCCATCTAAAGAAGTCACTCCTAGTTACGAAAATTTTAAATAAAAAAACCCCCCTAGAAGTTTCCGAAAGGATTCCTCTAGGGGGGTTTTTTTATTAGTTCGAAGTAACTGTGTCTGTCGAAGTCTGAGTAATACTCAGTTCCTTGGCACCGCTTTCAATCGCTGAAATAACTACACCTGTCAACCCTGGGGCTGTCGAAGTAGTAATGGCAGATCGAATAGTACCAAGACCGGCTGCACCGAGGAGGGCGTAGACAAACTCAGGAATAGGAGTATGGTAATAAGCAGAAACACCTGCAAGAATAGCAGTCGCTGCTGCAACGATGTAAGTCTTCTTGCCTGCAAGAATAGTCGAAATAGTCATCAAATAGTTCCTCCGTTTTGAAAATAAGACAAGGGATGTCCCTTTGTCATTTGAAAGTGGGGCTTTTCTTTAAAAGACTTCCAGTCATAACCCCATTCGAAACCTTCGGCTTTAAAGATATCAGCCATTGATTTCCATACGTTTTTATAAGCACCTGCTAGATCAATCTTACTGTTGACGATAGGATAGATATCAAAGGCACATCTGTATTGGTGTAAGCTTTCACCTGGTCTGGCATTCGTTACCTTAGGTCCAGGTTTTGTCCTGCCTTGCTCATACAGCTCTTGTTGTTGTTCTCGAGTTCGATAAGTACAGGTGACTACGTAAGAAATACCTGCTTTCTTCAAACCTTCAATACCTTTGTTAAAGGCTTCGAGTACGACAGGAAGAAGTTCTTTAGGATCACGGATCGAGTTTGACATTTACTTTTTCTCTAGTATCTAAAAGTTGTTGATAAAAAGTCTGCCAACCTTCCAAGAGAATAGTGTTAGTTACACAAATTTCTTGGTCTTTATTTATTTCGGAAAGTAAGACGGGTGTTGGACTTTCTGGGTCAGGATTTGAGGAGGTTTTGGCAATGGCTGTATCAACTCTGCTCTTATTCTTGGACCGCAACTTACTAATAGCGACATCAACGGTAGTAGAAGTAGATACTTGGCTTGTCTCGACATTTTTTGTATCCTCTTTAGCAACAATACTTTGTCTTGTCTTTGCCACGGCTTGTACAGTCTTTTGTACGTCGTAACATTGTTGTGTCTTTTGAATTTCTCTGAAGAGGAAGAAACCTTCCACTCCAGAGATAACCAGTAGACTTGCAACAACAACAGAAAGGACTTTAGTTAACAGAGAAGTTTGTATCGACGTCTTTAAACTGTCTAAGAGCATCTTCAAAACCTTCCCAATTATCTACACCGTTATCGAGAAGAAGGGCAAGAAACTTTGCGTCTTCTACAATAGAAAGCAACTCCTGCAAAGGAAGAGTTGCCATAACTACACCGTCTTCAAACTGAGACAATTTAAGCTCCTGTTTAAAATCACTCATGTACTACTCCAATACTAACTACTTCACAAGTCCCACCAGAACAAGCAAGTTCTTGACTGCCAGTGGTGTTGTCTTCCTGTTCATAAAGACGGAGATCGTCCCAATTGATTTCAGGAATAGGATGTTTCTCTAGCCAAGCGTCATACTCTTCTTCCGTGATTTCTTGATAGGGAGCTTGCTTGTAAGAACCGCCATCATAAGGAAGGAAAGACACACCAGAGAGATTATCAAAATTGTCATAAACCCAAGACCCTACTTCCATCCATTCATGTTCTTGTACATAGACAGTAGCAGAAGGCTTGTGTTCACACCAACTCTTTTGAAGCTTATCCCAAATCTCCAGACTTTCAATTGCAGATAAGTCATACCTCTTCTTACTTGAAGCAGGAGCTTTCTTTGCAAAGTAAAAGACCGTAGTGGCGTCAGGTTTCATTACGTCGGCTTCCCAATACACTCCAGCATCCTTAAGGAACTGAGTCATTGGGTCTTTGTTATCAGCCCGTACAGTCCGAAGATAGTACGGGGAATGACGAGCATGGAGACCGGAAGCAGAGTCCACAAGTTGACTGACTGTCCCTGAAGGCTTGACGCAAGTAGTAGCAGTAGACTGAGGAATGCCGATACGTTCAGCCCATTCTTTATTAGTTTCAACGACAATTCCCTTGAGATGTTCAAGAGTTGCATCGTCAAGTATAAGACTGGGATTATCGAGAATGCCAGTAAGGGAAACACCAAGTAGTCGCTCTTCATTACAATTGTCCTTCCAGATTTTTCTCAGATACTTGAAGTTAGTGAAGGTGCTTTGGATTGTACCAAGGATAGCAGCAGCTTTAACTTTTCGTTCAAGACTTTGAATCGTGTCGTTGCTTCGAACAACGACTTCCGTAAGATTGCAGAATTGGAACGGTCGAAGGATGATCTCTGAACAAGGGTTCGTGCCGAAATCAAACTCTGGGTTACGTCGACCATTTCGTTTTGCAATATTTTGGCAAGCATATCTGCTAAAAAAGCCTCGTTCTCCTGACTTGCTGTCATAAAGACTTTTCCATTCCTTCATAAACAAACCCATATCAGGTTTACGTCGTGGGTATACGGCAGAGTTATTAGCAAGAGCTCTCTGTCCAGCAGTTGCCCACCAAGCCCCTGACTTGGCTTCGCGCATCCGGTCGTCAGTGACGTCAGACAATGAAATCATGGCAGAACGTCGAACACCACCTACGACGACGACGTCTGCAATCTTACACATCAAGTCATGGCATTCAAGACTTGTTAGACGGCGACCTGCTGCACCTTGAAAGAGTTTACAAGTGAAGTGAAAAAGATCTTCCAAAGGTTGTGGTCCGCTAGCGCGTCCCCCAAATGTTTTGAGGCGAGCTCCGGCAGGTCGAACTCGAGAACAATCCCATCTGGGGAGCTGACCAGCAAATAGTAGGGCGATAAGTTCTCGGAGGGACTTTGCCCATCCCTCTTTACTATCATCCACGGTAATGACAGTGTCTGTTGGCTCAAATCGTTCGGCGACTGTTGGGAGTTTTGTGACATACATTTCCTCTACTGAAAAACCTACACCAGTACCACACATCAGGATGTACATGGTTTCGTCAAAAGAACGGGGGCTATCTACAGTAAGATAGGCACAATTATAAGCAGGGACGTTACACCGATCCATAGCTGGACCAGCAGTCATCAACGCCCGCATACTTGGCATTACTTCAAGATTGAATATCGAATCATAAAGATTCATATACTCTTCGTTTGTGAGATAATTCTCACGATTATAATAATCAAGAAGACGAGTAACAGTCTCGTCCCATGACTCACGACGCTTCTCATCATCTACCCACTTTGCGTAACGGCTCTTAAAAATGAACTCTTCATAGACGGAAGGAAAAGGATTAGTATTGGTTTTCATTAAAGACCCTTTAGGTTAGGAGCTGCATAGGTAGAGGGTTTGAGGATTTTACCGTCCTCACGACGACGCAGCTTGCCGTCGACAAGTTTAGTCATGTTACTTTCGTGGACACGACCAAAAGCTTCTTCGAGATCGACTCTATACCCTACAGCAAGTTGGGACAAGGTATATTGTACGTCTGCGAATTCTTTTACTAGATTTTCTCTTTCAGAAGGATCGTCTTTGTACTTCTTAAGACTTTCAAGAAGCTCTTCGACTTCTTCTTTAAAGCAAGTCTTATAAAGTTTCAAGTCATTCATTGCAGGATTTGCAACTACCATAAAGTCTTCGAGGTACTCCTCGCGGTTCTTAGTTCTCATTAAAATCTTCCAAATCATCTAGCAAAGAGTAAGCAGCAAATTCTGGTTGTTTAGAAAGACGTCTATGTCTGAAGTCTTTTTCTTCGTGATTACGTCGCCGAAACTTCCGGCGTTCTTTTTCGTTGTAGTGATTCATTCCGGTCACGGAGTAGTTCCTCATATCTTTCAAGGAAACGTCATTTAGCTACTTCTTTTACGACTTGATTGAGACAAAGATAGAAGACTTAGTCTGTTCCATCTTCTTTTCTTAGAAGTAGTTCTAGTTTAGCCATCGCACCCCAGGCTTCATGGGCGGCATGTTTCAATTGGCTGTCTTCTGCCACGACTTCGCCTTTAGCTTCGGACAACATATGTCGAGTCTTTGCGTCTTGGTAGCGATTAAGACCGTCTTCGACAGAAAGCCACCCTCCCCAACTACCATACTTTTCAAAACCAAACTTACTGATGTTAGCTACGGCTTCAATGGCACGAGGAAAGTATTTAATAAAGCCCTGGTAGACAGGAGACTTACCGGCGTCTAGTTTAAAACCACCAATGGCTTGCTTCTCTACAGAATCAGAGGTTACTTCCGTCATCTTCATTTCCTTCGAGTTCATCATCGTCATCTTCGGTATCAAAAAGTCCGGGATTTTCCCATCGGTACTGGCGCTCAGCCAAATCCTCAACGCGGGCACTGAAAGATTCTTCGGTTTGTTCATATAGTTCGCCGTCAGCTCCCAGCCAAAAATACAGATCAGTCATCATTATCTTCCTTTGTAATTCCGAGTTCTTCTTCAATGAAGTCAAGCTCTTTTAGGATCTCTTCTTCAAACAAGTCTACAATGTCTTCGATGTCAATGTCCAGAAGCTCTACTAGCTCCCAACCTTCAAACCTAGCAATCAAGGCGTCCTTGATGTACCGAGGCAATTCTTCGTCTTCTCTAATAGTCACTTTAATGTCCCGTACACTTTCTTCAACTTCGTTAGACTTACCCATTGGACGTCTCCTACTCCGTCTTCGACTTCTGTAATAATGACTGCACCACGATGCCAGATAGAATTGGCAGGACCGGCGTAGTTTGCGTCGTAGTCTACAAAACAACCTACGTTAATACCCATAAGATCTCTGCCGTGAGTTCTATCAATCTTTAAGTCAAAGACATGGCTGTGACCAAATACAGAAGACTTGTTTCTTTTCTTAATTGTAGACCATGCAGAATGTGTTCCTGAAATTGGCCTTCCCATAAGACCACTAGTAAAATAGTGGCTGTAGTCAATGCCGTCAATATCAACGGCTTCCAAGAAAGGATAGACTTCCCAAGGAAACTCTTTGTATCCGATGTCTTCATTGCGAAGTTTACCTTCTAGATGAGGATGCTCTTTTACATACCTTTCAGGACGGATGTCGTGATTACCTAATGTCCAGACAAAGCGAGGCATCTTTTTCTTAGCCTTACGAACATAATGAAAGAGTCTCTCTTGGGCGTCAATGGCGGCGTTACAGTCTGCCTTATAACGGGCCCCTTCTTTTTCAAGAGGGTTGCTATGGGCACACAAAGAAGCCATGTCTGCGAGATCACCAATATTAATAACAACGTCAGGTTTTACGTCTTGGATTAGTTGACCGAAGAGGTTAAATCTGTCGTTGTTATAAGACGGATGGGCATGACTGTCTGGTAGGATTAGATGTGTTTTACTCATAAAAATAATGTCCACCGATACGCTTTATGAAGCGTTTGTTCCCCCACTTACCAGGGTAGTTCTTGAAGTAGAGAGCCCCTCCAGTAGGGTCTGTATCTGCAAGTTTGATTGTAAAATTGCTTGGAGGAGTGACTCTGTAAAACTGCCTTGGTGCATTAACAATTGCGCAAGGTGGTCGTTTTTGGGCTTTTGCTCTGTTGAGGATGACGTGGGCAACTGCCTGTCTTCCGATTTCTGGTTCGCCTTTGGCCTCGCCATAAATTACTCCTAAAATACAAGCCAGTGCTATTACTTTACTCAATCTTTTTCTTTCTAGGGCGGCGGCGCTTCTTTTGGGGAGGAACAAACCAGCCGGTGTGTCTTTCGACATAATCAGCCATCCTCCGAAGAAGGTCTCCGTCTCTGTGTCTACCGATTACTCTGTGGTTACAATAGGCACATAACAATCCTCGAATTTCTCCTGTTGCATGGTCATGATCAACCGCAAGGCGTATGACGAACTCAGAGGAATCCCTCTTACATAAAGCGCAAGCATTGCATTGTTCAGACAGGAGTTGTTCATATTGTTCTTCTGTAATCCCATATTTGGATTTGAGATGACTAGCTCTTGACATTTGCCATCAAGACTTTCCAACTCTCTGGAAAAATAGGTTCAATGATGTCAGAAATCATTTGAGCTACTTCACGAGTTTCTTGTTGGGCGTGGCTATCAAGACGCTGACGACACATCCGTGCATAAGCGGCCAAAGAACCAGTCCAAAACCATTCCGTATACATACTCTGAGGAAGTACCATACGGGCTTGTTCGGGAGCTACTCCGTCTTCAATGAGTTGTTCATACATCTCAAGAGCTTGTTCAATAAACCATTCATACTCTACTTTAATGGCGTCGTTACGAGGGACAAATCCTTCTGCCGATCCTTGTTTTGCTCCATCAGTAGGACGAGGTCGAAACCCTTCAGGAAAGAAGAATTCAGGTTCGTCATCGACATACCTGCGAGAGACTTCATTTTCAGTAAACCCTACTTTATGCTTAAACAACTGTGTCCTTACAAAGACAGGAGCTTTTACACGAAGAGTAATTTGAGGGTGGGCAAAAGGTGTCCAATGTTGGTGCTTTGCAAGGTAAGAAAGAAGCTTGACGTCTTGATCAGGAAGCTTGAAACTCCAGTCGTCTCCACTACTGTCACCTACGATTTCGTATTGACTTTCTTTATTGAAAGAAACACGGGCGGCGTTAACGACCATTACGTCATCACCTAGACTGTCGATGTATGTTACTTCCATTAGTTAACCTCATATACTTCAGGAGTCTTGACAACTTTAATAAGGTATCTAGGTCCAGTTGAATAAATAAAAGTCCTTACTTCTGGCCAACAAGAAAACTTATGGGCACAATAAGAACACTCAGTCCCTAGTTTCATGTTACCACTTTTACCATCTGGTTCAGGTTGGAAACATTTTTCAGGAGGAGTGTCAGAAGCAATTACTTCTTGTAGGTGTTTAATTCTGTCTTCAGGAGGATGCTCTGCAATAACAGAAGGAGACAAAGTCATAAGAGTCAAATCGGCAGAGACTTTATCACAAGCAAGAAATGCAGCTTTTTCTCCAGGAGTTTCTACTGTTGAATATCCCGATAGTTGCTGAATATAGCCGAAGGGATCTTTCTCAAGAAGAGAGTGGTTCTTGAATTTCTGGAAGCCGAAAGGAGAAGCAGACTTAACGTCAACGACAACACCATCAATTTTGGCGTCGATATGGCCTTTGACTCCAAGACAGGAGAGTTCTTTTTGTTCATCAGTGACGTCATGTCCGGCTTCTTTAGCAAGAAAGAGAAGAAGGGCTTCAATTATGTCTCCGTAGAGGAATTTGAAGTAGGTTTTCGACGAAAGTTCCTCTTTCTGAAAGCCGTGGGCGTCGTACCAGATTTGCCTGTCTTGCTTACCCAGATTGGAAAAGCGAAGGGTAAATCCTGAGATACGTTCTTGAAACCGGATTCGGATGGTTTCTGCAAGGGACTCTGTGAATTGTCTGAGGTTTTCTTCATTGACTGTGTGTGACTCATCAGGGTTAAAGAGGCCGTAGATATCCTCAACTAGTGTGTTCAACGATTTTTGGGACATCTCTGCTGTCTTTCTGTTCAGGAATAAAAGTCCAAGAATCTTCTGAGAATTGAATACTCTTTTGAAGAAATTCAGAAAATAACTTATCTCTTAAGGCAGGTTCGAGTTCGGACAAAGGGACTTTTCTTTTGTCTGTGTCTAGGTCGACTGAAACTGAACCTTCCATGACGAACTTACCAGTTCTTTTAAAATGAAAATCGAAGCGTTTCATAAACGTCCTTCATGTTATGCCTCCGGTAGCGACTTATTCTACGCGCTCGTTACTCTACCACGCCGGAGGGACCCATGGCTCGAGACTCAATTACTTAGAAAGGGATTTCATCATTCAAGTCCTCGTCTTGCTCCTGAGTTTGAGTACCTTGAGCGGCTGCGGCTTGTGCAGCGGCAAAATAAGGATCGCTTTCATCAAGAGCAGTAAAAGGCTTCGACTCGTAAGGGACGTGTTCAAGTACTCGAATAGCCCGAATATATACACCCTTCTTCATACCCTTACCGTAATCTACAACGACAAACTTCAAATCAGCAACAGTGCCGTTGCCAAGTTCTTTCTCCTGATCCCAAGGCTTACCGAGAATATCAGTAACCTTAATGGTTTCATTAGGAGAACCATCTTTCTTCAATTCGGCTTGCTTAAAAGACAGGAAAGGATTACCAGAGAGGTATTCGTCTTTAGTCTTTACACGGTCGGCAATACCGACACTCTTCAAACCCTTTGCATCATCAGGCGTAATTTCCAGATCGACCTTCCATTCTCTCCCGTCTTTGTTGTAGTTCAAAGACAACTGATGTTCGAGAACCTTAGCGAACGAAAGCTTACCACGGAGGGTAATCGTCTGGACGTCATTAGCCTTAGCCATACATTATTCCTTTCATAAAAGGTAGAACTGCCTACCTTATACACTATTATACCACAATTGTAGTGGTTTGTCAACAACTATTTTAATTAAAATTTAAAAGAAGGATCGTAAACATCTACAACGTCGAATCGACCACATTTTTGGCATTTATACCAAGAATAATCACCTGTCTTACGTCTAAAAGTATAAAAATGATTACAAGGCTTTTGTTTTTCACTCTCTTTAGTGGGTTTCAGCCCATGTTCTACCGACTTTCGAATCACATTCAATTGGTACACGGTAGTTAAAGCTATTCCCAGCACGAGCGAAAGCAATAGGGTACACATCTTGTCTTAACTCCTCTACATGGTCTTTAAAAACATCACTCTGCCACTCGTCATGGATATCCCCTACTTTAAGGACATCAAGTTTACGTCTATAAATCAATGACGAACTATAGATGGAAGCTTGTTTCATGATTCTTGATTCGTCTCCTTGTAGTAAGTAGCCAAGACGTGTGTGTGGAGAGGAGACGATAATGGGTGTCCCGTCACAAAGGACAATTCTTCTAGTTCGCTCCACCTGTCTAGCAAGGTAATGGAGTAGATCTGCAAGACCCGGAAAATTAGAGATAAATCGCTTTTTAATTTCTCCACCGTCTCTTTTTGAGCCGCCAATGATTTGGCCGACTTTTTCGTCTCCTGCTCCCAATAGGAATGCGTAGATGAAAGTCTTAGCGACAGCTCTTGTTGTAAAGCCTCCAACTTCTTGGTTATAACTGTGTGGGTCGCCTCCGACGACTGCTTCTGTGAATTTGTCATTATTTAAATACTGCGCAAGGACGCGAAGCTGAATACCTTTAGCGTCAACTCCAACGAGAAGACGAGTCCTAGGATCGCGGCAACGCCATAGATCACGGCTTTCATAGGTGAATACCCCATCAGTTCCTTTAAGAGGGGATTCGTCAGTCTTGCTAACGCGAACTGCTGGAATGTTAGCCGTGTTAGGATTAGAGTGGCGATAGCGGAGGGTATTAGCAAACCATAAACTGCCATGAATTGCGTGGGTGTGTTCATTGTATGATTCCATCCATGTATTTATCATGTTACCACGGGCGTTGTAGTCGATCCATTTTGCAATCAATCTAGCCCCTTGGTGATCTGATTTCTCTACGAAGGCTTCAAGAGAAGGAGATAGTTTACCTTTGATTACGGGCTGTGGCTGCCCTTTTGGATGTGACTTACTTGGCTTGGTGAATTCAAGAGGTTTCCATCCAAGTTCCAGTAGTCTTTCAACTCGCTGAGGTGGACTTCCAACGTTGAAACTAACGTAGGAATAGCAGTCATAGCTACCGTCGTCTCTCCGTCGAACATCATCATACTGTTCGAGATGTCGTTTAAAGTTTTGAGTGTCGCTTCCATCTTTCTTGCGACTTTGCTTCCCTGTAAAAACTCTTGTAAGTTGAGGAGGCCAATACTCATGGATTTCCCTTTCAAGTTCTTTCTCAATTTCACGAATCTTTGCATACAAGACGAGAGCTTCTTCGTAAGCAAAGTAAAAACCGTTTCTTTTTTGGATTTGAATAAGAGCCCAAGACCTGTGTTCGAGTTCAATACCTCTTTCTGTAAAACCTACTTCGAGCATACGACGACGCAACTCTAGATAGACACGAAGACAGAGATGGCTGTCACGGAGACAGTAATCTTCTTGTCCTTGAGACCACTGAGAGAAATCAGACCAGTCACCTTTAGGATAGTTCAAACGATTACCCCAAGCTTCAAGTGAGTGACCACCTGCAAGACTTGGAGAATAGATCATCGACATAATCATGGTGTCAATGATGTTAGCGACAGTAAGAGTAGTTGATAGGACTTTATTCAAGGTCGGCCCGTCGTATCCAAGACCGTTATGAAAGACAAGGTAATGGCCTTCTAAGACACGACTAGTAACCCAGGCTTTGATGAGTTCTGGGTTACGTAGACGTATTTCTTGTTTAGTCTTGGCATTAACGGCAGTCAGACACCACACTTTCGTAACAGCAGGATATAAGTCGTTACCTTCGATGTCACATCCCCAAACGGTCGATAGATCAGCCGAAAGGTATTTGATCGTCATTTAATTGCCCTCCTGAAGTGAAGATGGCAGATTCTGCCTCGTCTAGTTCAGTAAGTCTTGCGGTATGTTTGTTGTAAAACAAATAACCGGCAGGGCCTGTAAAACCAGAGAAACGGTTCTTTTCGACAGAAACAGAAGTGATATTACGACGCCACTCATTTGCTTCTGTCTTGTCACGTTGCAACCTAATAACGACATTGGCTAGTTGTTCAACACCGGCAGTACCACGAATCTGTCCTTGGCGATTGGTGTGAATAATAGCAATGACAGAGATATCAAGCTCCATCGTCAATGTCTTTAATTTGGTGGCAATTTCGTCGAGTTGCTTTCGTTCGTCACCGGATTGATCGGAAACAACGATGCTAAGGTGGTCAAGAACAATATACTTACAACCCAAGGCAACCATATGCCTGACTTTGTTAAGTACGGCATCAACAGTGTTACTACCGAAATGGTCCCAAATGACAACCCGATTATTATTGAGAAGCTCGTCATATGCTCGACGAATATCCGTAGTAGGCCATTCGGCTTTAGGTAGAAGATGGTACGGCTGAGAATTATGGACAGTAATAAGCCCGAGGGCGGTATCACCATTAGGCTCTTCAAGATGAAGGAATCCAACTCCGTAACCCTTTTCTTTGATCTCAGGATCGGTAAGAAGTTTGTGTTCGATGTGCTTGATGATGCTCGTCTTACCAACACCAGTGTCGGCGGTGACAATTACCATTTCAGACAGTCTCAAACCAAATGTCTTCTCATTCAATCCTGGAAAGGGATAGAGAGTAGAAAAACTCTCCTGTCTATTGATGATTTCATCCCACATTTCCGAGCCGAACTTGATCTCGTCTGGACGGAAGTTAGGGGCACCCCACCATTCTCGGACAAAGACGTCACTTTCTTTGTTCAAGAGATAGTCCGAGGCGTCTTTATATTTACGCATCGTGAGGATTTTAATCTTATTCAGAGGGAGTCCGCATCCTGCTGCTGCTCTAACAGCCTTGCGACCTGCTTCGTCGTTGTCGAAAGCAAAGACAATAGTATCGAAAGAGTTTAGGTACTCGAAGTCAGCAGATACATCGGCTTCAGCGGTGGAAGCAGAGTGGACAGAAACAGCAGGATATTTGCCGCCTGTCATTTGGTGGGCAGCCATGGCGTCGTCCTGTCCTTCTGTGACAGTAATAGCCTTGGCAGACCCTGGTTCAAAGGCGTGACGACCCCAGAGGCCTTTGTGTTGAAAAGAACCCTCGACAGAGAATTTCTTTTCTGGGTAACGAATCTTGTTACCGATGTGGTTGTTATTTGTGTCGTAGAGAGGGTATTTAGCCTCGTAGGGGGCGTTGCCAGATCCGATGTCTACTTTGTATCGGCGGATCGTTTCCTCTGTCAGGAGGCGCTCCTTGAAAGGACGATAGACTTGTGTGATTGGGGAAAAGGGAGAAGACTTCTCTTTAGGTTCAGAAGTGACAGTAGTTGTAGTTGTAACTGTACCACTTTCAAAAGAACCGGGAGCCCACTTGGGCTTATCACAGCTCCCACTGTGACAGAAACCTACACCAGAGGGTAGGACAGAGAATGCGTCAGACGACTTGCCACAAGGACAAGGTAAGTGAGTTTTACTCATCTTATTATTAGACCTCATATTATTGTTTTTATCGGTCGATTTAATTGTAGCAATTGTTTAGATATTGTTTAGAAACGGGGGGTGTATTAACCCCCCTGTACTAATATTATAACACAATATGTGTCATTTGTCAAGCACTATTTTTAAGGAACACCTTTATTCATGTCTTCTTGACGTTCTCCGTCAGTGAGAATACCCCATTCTTCGTCGAGCATGGCGGTGATTTGCTCTTCGTCGTAGCCGTCGTTGAAGACGTCTTCGATAGCCATAAGGCAAGAACCACAAGGGTCCCACTCTCCGTGGTCTTTCGACCAGTGGACTTCCTCAGGGGATAGCGTCTTGTCACAGATATGACACTTCATTGACCTTACTCCTTATTATATCATTGTTCTATGGGAAAGTCAAGAGAAAAATTCGGCGTAATCCGTAACAGTCTGACCTTCAAGACCTGGAGCGGTGTTGACTTCGAGAACGAAAGAACGGCTTTGACGGGTGTTCCAGATGACATCGACTGCACCGAAGTCCAAACCAAGACAAGCAATAGTTGTCTTAGCAGCTTGGATACAGTGCATAGGGACTTCAATGCCTTGACGTTGAAAAACGAATCCGTTGTCGAGATTACGGACACGCCAGTCAGTAGGTTCAACGTCTTGACGACGGACTTTTTGCTGGCGAGAAATCACGACTTCTTCGGTAATGTAACCATTCGTGCTTCTATGGTCGTCAAGACCAACAAACACCGAACGCTGGCCGACATGGATACGATATTCGGAAGCTTTCTTTACGTATTTGACGTAAAGAGGAGCAGGTACGAGATCGTCCCGACGATCAGCAATGACAATGCCGTTGCCGCTATGTCCGTTGAGGACAGTTCGACAGACAATCGGAAACGCCTCGTCAGGAATGTCGGCTGGGCTAGTCCAGAAATCAGGGACGAGTCCTGTACTTTCCATTGCCTGAAAAAAAGTAAGCTTGTTCGTTGCTCGTTCGACAGCATTGTTGTAGATCCTCGGAAAGGTGAAACCGTGGTTGTTGTTACCCCAGTTGATAACCTTGTCGCCGTCTCGATACCGATAACGACTGCCTTCAAGCTTCAAGACACGACCACCAAGGGCTTGTGCCAAGGCAGCCGCTGAGCGACTACCCTGACGGTAAGGGATAATACGAATCATCAGAAATCATCCACAACAGGAGGAGCAGGAGGAACGTCCCAAATTGCCAAAGGCTCTTCATCATTGAAGACGTCTAACCAACCAGGGGCAGGCTGAGTAGTAATTTCCTCAACAAGAGAAGCAGTGGCAGCGCCGTCAGTAAGACCACGCCGACGATTTGGAACAGGGGCTTGCGGAGTGTCTCGCAGGACTTCATTAAACCACCGAGGACTATCTGTCCTAACAGAGAACCTTTGAGCCGTACGAACCATCTCCTCGCTAATGGGAGATGCCTGCAAACGAAGCCCTTCACGTGAAGAGCGAGGACTTCGCCGTCCTCCTTCATCAAAAGGGTTAGGAATATAAACCTTGTTAACCTCCTTCATCCAATCGTTCCAAGGAAAACCCTGACTCAAAGACTGGGAGCGACGAAACCCTTCGAGGACGCTACGCTCGAAATCTTTGTTTTCTTCAAGAGAAAGCACAGTGTCGAAAAATTCGACAGAGACCTCACCGAGTTGGCAAATCTCACCAAAGATTTCACGAGCAGGACGTTCCGAAAGATCGTTGGCAATCAACGAAGGATTCGGAAAACGAGTCACGGCATAATCAACCAAAGCCTTGAGGAACTTCGCCCAATCAATAATCGGTTGATACGTCGTCGAACCTGCCATGGTACGAAACTCGAGACTACCAAGAGTCGGAAGAGTCGCAACATTGAGAGCGGCGTATTTGAAGCGCCCCTCAGGAAAGTCATAACGACCACGGCTGAGAAGATTCTCCCAGCCACGAATGAGATTGTTCGAATCTTTGACCGAGAGACAGAAGTGATTCGTCTTGCGCTGGACACCACACCAGTTAATCAGAGCTTCCTCAAAAGCAGTCCAAAGACAGATGATTGAGGTAATCTCGTTGATTTTCTTGCCGCCCATGTTGATGTGGACGTGAGTCGAACAACGATTGCTGAGATTGAACCGAGTCTGATGCCGAGTGAACTTTTCCCAAAGCCGACTGAGCATGAACTCAAGTTCTTCGGCATAAATAGGAGTCGTCACGACGAATTCGGCGCTCTCACCACGAAGAGAACCGTCACGCTTCGGCGACCACATAGCCATGCTCTTCGGAGCCTGAATGTCAGCGAGATGACCAGCCGAAGGAAGATTGAGAGCTTCAATCTCAAGTTCGAGACCGATGTCACCAAGACCGTTCACAGCAACAAGAGGGCTGTTAAGAGGAAGACCAGGAATCGCCTGGTCACTCGGTTCTTTTTTCTTGAGGTATTCGTCCAGAAAAGCCATGTCAAAACTCCGAAATATTTTCAATAGGAAGAGTAGGCGCTTCGATCAACTCCTCCTTGAGAAAAGAAAAACGACTCATGAGGAGAATCGAAGAATTGTCAGTGAAAAGACCGACTTTCGAAGTGTCTTTGTAAAGCCAACGAATTCCGTTGTTGTCACGAAACACCGCGAGATTGTTCGAGATAGCAATGGTGTCGCCGATACGAATGTTTGTCAAGGTGTCTGCCAAAGAAGGAAAGACACCGTTGTTGGCATCGGAAAAACCAGGATCGGAAACAAAACTCTCTAAACGAATGTCACGGGAAAAAGTCTCACCGCTTCTATCGACGGCTAAGACAGTGGTGTTTTCACCAGTGAAGCCATGACGAGTCGTACGAACGACACGACGCTCAAGGTAAAGGGCACGACCTTGGCTGATGTTGTTGCTCCATCCGAGACGAGGAAGATTCCGAAAATGATGGAAGAGAGGATCGGCGAGATTCAAACGAGTCGTGGCACCGACAGGAAAAATCCTGACGTCTGCAAAGATTTGCTCGTCACGACTCGGCAAGATACGCTCAACCAGAGCCGGTGAAGTCCCGTAAAGAACAACCGACCCTGTGAGACGCTCCGAAGCCTGCTGCGAATCTTCCCAAAAGGCGTCGTTACGCATCGGCTTTTTCCTTCTGTTCGTATTGGGCACGGATGTTACCTTCCTTGCGGACTTGAGTCATCCACTTCTGCGAACCCCAAGTGTTATCGGCAACATAAGTCATGGCAACCAATGCCCGTTGCCAATCGCCGGTGTCGATGATTTCACGAATCTGATCTTGGGTCAGATTGAAAATACGCTCGACGGTCTTCTTCGAACGAAGACTGTTGACAGCAAGCTGACAGAGTTCGAAAATGGCACGACGACGACCGACATGACTGAGCCAGACATTCGACGGAGTCCGATATTCGACGCCGTAAGGCTTGGGACGGAAAGCACCAGCCTTGCCGTAGAGTTCACGACGACGACTCTCGGAATCAATGATCGTCATAAACAAACCGACATAGCCGTCGAGACGCTTCACGGCGTTGCGGCAGATTTCGATGTGGTCGGGGTGATCGACAGGAATATCCGAACCCCAGCCGATGTGGATGTGACCTGCGGCGGTACGGAAGAGGACTTCGCCGTTGGGACGAGGATTGACTTCGCCGGTATAGGCGTTGTAATCAGGATCACAACCAAGATCCTTGGCAGCGATAGGTTGAGCCGCGAGATACTCTTCCGAAAATTCCTGGACAGGAATGATGTTCAGAGTGTTCCGAGGATCAACATCCTTGACGGCTTTCCGAAGAGACGAAACGACGTCAGTGATGCGACTGTCGAAAGTCGAAAAGTTGTTGCCCATCAAAGGAGTCGGATCGACGTTGAACTCGACAGCCATGCCATCGACTTGGTAGGCTCCGTTCGGGACAGGGAAAGGTTCAGCTTTCGTGCCCTTGATGAGGCCGTAAGCCGATACAGGCTTGCCGTCTTTGCGAACGAACAGTTCAGGGTCAGCACCAATGGTAAACGACATATAGGTATCCTTAAGCAACGACCGAAGTGTCGGTCACACAAGATTGACACAGAAAGAAGGCTTTACCTTCCCAAGGTGTTTTGGCAGATTGGTCAAGAAAGATTTCAAAAACTTCCTTGAGATCTCCGACAGGGTGTTTGCAAAATTGACAGACGCAATCCGTCAGTTCTTCAAAACGAGCCGAAGACATTTCATGTCCGGTTTTGTTGTCCGTGATGAAATCAATTCCGGCGACGGTTCGCAGCGAAGTCTTCGAAATCGAACTGCGCTGAGCGATTGAGTTTCGCTCCCTCTCTGTCCAGTTTCTTGAGGGCCTTCCTCTGAGCGCCGACGGAGAGTTGCTTGAATTCGGAGACACCAACGATAGCCTTGGACGCCCTGAACTTGTCGAATTCGTCAACGCCGTCTTGGAATCCGAACCAGTCGCAGAAGAGGGTGGTGATCCGATTGTAACCATGTTCGTATTCGTAGACTCGTCCGCTCTCGGCGTAAGCGCCTGCTGGCTTAGGAGTCGAGGGGACGGAAGCCACATTCCCCCCTCGCCGAGGATGTAGTCCTCCATTCCGATATCGTCGAGCTGATCGTCTGGAAGTGAAAAAGGGTCGGCTACCTCTCCTCCTTGGTCGGGGACATCAACCACAGTAACGTTGCCCATACCGTTGCGACTTCGAAACCCCCAGTCATTCCCAGTCAAGCCACGGTTGTTCATACCCGACGACACTACGTTTCCCGTGTAAGTTCGAACCTCCGAAGCAAGCTCAACAGGTTCAGCAAGGGTGAAGATCTCCGAAGGAGTCTTGCCCAACCAATTGATTTTGTAGGAGAAAAGACGATTCTCGGGAAGCTTCCAGAACATCGGCTCACCTGTCTCGGGATCGCCTTGGAAGAGTTTGTACTTGTCACGACTGAATGCGTTGATCATCCAAGGCTCGGAAGCCCAGATCATGACTTTCTTGTCTTCGGTATAACCGAACCAGAGAGGACGCTCGGCGTTGCGAAGAAAGTTCAAAGTCTTCTCGTTCGAGTCATACCAAACAAGAGCCCAAGCGCCTTGCATCTGAGGGATCGTCTCACGAACGCCCTCTTTGCTGATCTTCGAAAAAAGAAAATCAGAGTCGACCTCGAAAGTCGAAGCCCCTGACATGTTGTAATGACCACGGAGAGTTCCGTTGTGGACACCAAGGATGTGGTCATGTTCAAAAGGGTGGGCGTTCCGACCAGTGACGGCACCGAAAGTCTTGGCACGGCAATGGCCGACCATGATCTTGGCGTTGGTGACGTCGACGATCTTGTCATAAGACTTCGTATCGAGAAGCTGTTCAGGCGTCCCGACAGTCTTGACGAAGCCGGTCACGCCGGTATTGTTGACCGAAAAAGCCCCCGTCGAGTCACGACCACGGACTTGACAGACCCGCAGAAGGTCTTTGAATGCGTCGCGATGACCTGCGTTGATGTCACCAGCGATACCTACGATGCCACACATTATGCTTCGACTCCCATGTTCAAGGCCGTGGCTGCAATAGCAGTGGCTTCCTTTTGACGAGCTTCCGAAGGAGCTTCGTCTTTCCAATTGTCAAGAAATTCCTTGAGGCGAGTCATCGTCCAATGACGGAAGACGTCGTCACCGACTTCGGGATGCCCTTGAACAAAGAAACAACCAGTCTCGTCGTAAGAGCCTGCCTCGATTTCGAGTTCAGACACCGCCGCCGAATTGGTGCCAGCCGATACGTGGACAGTGCCACAGGCGTCTTTGAAAGACGTCGCGACTTGCTCACGAGTGATGGCGATGACGTTGATCTTGTCGTTGATCTGCAACATCTGGTGGTGAATCGAAGTCGAACGAAGGATGTTACCCCACTCGACGTCGATGATGTCATGACTCGTGCCGTGGTTGTTGACGTCTTGCCAGAGCTTGCCGCCATTCATGGCATGAAGGAACTGAGCGCCGCGACAGATGCCGAACATCGGCTTGCGATTCTTGACACACTGGCCGAAATGCCATTGTTCCGAAATGTCACGTTCGTTGTAGAAATGACTGGCGACATTCTTGTCACCATAGAGGGCAGGATTGATATCCGAACCTCCGGTGAAGACAACGACGTCTGCCTTTTCGACAGTGGTGGCGCGTTCAAAACCGAACTCAGCCATCAAAGAAACGACATTGCCGAAGAAAGCACCAGGAAGGACATAAGCCTTCAGACCCTTGAAGGAAGGTTTTTCCTTCTGAAGAGTCCAAGGCGTGAAACCCGAGAGGTCGATACGACCCTGAGTCTCAATGAGCTGCTTTGTCAAAGACATCAAGAAGTCCTTTCTTTTTCATGAAGGGAATGACGACATTCCGAAGCTCGGAAAGAGTCACGACGTAAGGCATTTCCGACGACGGCGTGTTGAAACTCGAAGAAAAAGGATCGACAATCCTCTTCTCTTTGGTAGGCTTGCGGAAAGCCGAAAGCTCTTTGGCAAATTCCTTGTCCTTGAGAAGGCTTTGCGTGAAATACTGTCCGCTGGAGTAGGTATCACCTTTGGCTTGACAATACTTCAGACCCCCATAGATGGTTGCTTTGTGACGATAATGAGTCGTCTCGTCGTCCTTCAAAGAAGAACCGTAATCGCCGACAGCGAAATTCTTCATCGTTTCAAGGCTCGGCCAAAGAGGAAAAGCCGTGTGCGTCCACAAAGAACGGACTTTGAAATCACCTTCCGATTGAGACGGAAGGAAATTCCGAATGTTCGAATTGAAAGCGATGCCATAAGCGAAATCTTCAGGGTAACCTTCGGAAACAAGGTCATTGAAGAGTTCGAAAGGCTTTGCAATGCACTCGTAGAAATGTCGACTCACGAGAAGAACATTCTGGAAGAGAGCCGACGGAACATCCGAACAGACGACAATGCCATGACGGAAGGCAAATTCGGGATCGTCTTTGTTCAGAATGAAGCGGGAAGCAAAAGACCGATTGAGGAAGTACTCGAAGAAAGGCCGCATGAGGTTGACAGACACCTTATCCCAATTACGAGTCGACCCGATTTCAGTTGCGATACAGGCCCGAGTTCCATCCAAATTAGTAAAATTCTGCATTCGACCGTGGCAAGGAGCGCCAAGATTGGCGTGGACAGTTCCTTTGTCGGTGATGACAAAGAAGTTGGTGTTTCCCGTAAAATGTTTTTCTTGGTCGACCAGAGCCTTGAGACCGGCTTTGATGGCGACTTCAGGAGTCTTAGGGGAAAACGAAAGATCAGCAAGGTTCATGGTCTTTCCTTATTTGCTGCGATACGACCGATACGAAGAGTAGGAAGGCCGATACGAAGACCGATAGGATGGCATCGAAGGACGGTAGTTGTACGACTTCTGAGGGACGTACGAAGGTTTGTAGGGCGGTCGATAGTTGTGCTGCACAATCGTGGTGTGCGTCTGATTGACGACAGGAGAAGGGCGATTGCCGAGCATACGACCAGCAAGAAAGCCCACACCCGCTCCGATCAAACCGTCGGAAAAACCCGACCCTTGAGCAACCGGCTGGCCGGTATTGGGATCGGTGATCGGGGCCGAGCAAGCCGTGAGCAAAGTCAACGAAAGCAGAGAAAGAAAAGCCATGATCTTCTTCATAATTACCTCCAGAGATTAAAGTGTTGAAATCAAACAGAATTCGAAGTCGTCGTACCATCGGACATGACACAACGGCGCATGAAATTCGTGATATTGGGCCATTCATCGGTGACACGAGCAACGCTCGCAAAAGGCCCGACCCAGCGACCATCGCGGCGAACACCAAAGAATTCTTCGAGAATTACCGACGTTTCAGTCGGAGCCGTTTCAATCACAGGGCGGACATTCCGAATTCGAGGATAACGGGTATCGTTCGACCGACCGTTGTACCAGCCGTCGCTGAGATTGTAGAAATAGTCGTTGCTGATGCGGACTTCACCGATGCGATGATTGGCCAAGGCACGACCACGAATGAGACCATCATTTCTGCGATCAACGTCGTTGTCGACAATGAAAGGCGATCCGTCTTCGAATTCGTATTGACCACCTTCAATCAAGGGCCAGAAAGAGAATTCCGAAGGAGAAGGAAGATAGAAGACTTCATTACCGGAATAGCGAATGTAGTGGTTGACGTAGTTCGAAGAGTTTTGATTCTTGAACCGCATCAGCATTTTGAAGCCGAGATCGAGAAGAGGTTTCGCCCAGAAAACGTCTTGACTGTCGGTGATGTTGATTTCGAGACAACGCATACCGCCCTTGCCGGACAGCTCCTTGTCGAATTCTTCGACCATGCTTTTGAGACGCTCAAGCTTGGTCTGCTTGTCTTGAACAATCGACGAACCGCTGTTGTATCCGACTTTGTTCGGACTTTTCGGATCATTCGACAGATTGAAGATGTGGTTCAGACCACAGCAGCCGCCGCCATGAGGGATGCGCTTCAAACTGTCAGTCACAGGATAGGACATTTATAACTCCTTATTGATAAACTTGATGATAAGCTCAGAGACGAGAACGGAGATGCCGATTGTGGCGGCAAATACTCCCAAAACAACGAAGTAGACCATTTTTTACCCCATCAAAGGAACAGCCATGTTAGGGTTGTTGGGGTTGATACGATACCGAGTGATGTCGATCTTGCGACCAGCCTGACTCTCGGTGGTGAGGACGAAGTCAAAATGAGCCTGCATTCCTTCTTCGGTGGTGACGCCTTGATTTTCAAGGGAACGTCGAAGACTGTATCCGTGCTGCCCCTTACGGGCATTTAAGGACATGTCGAAACCTTCAATAGAAGAAATCATAAATCCTCCTTTTGAACTTGTTAAAAAAAGACTTGACAAAGTCAGAAAACGTCTTTTCTTCAACCGAAACACCAGAAATAGTGTAAGTTAAGCAACCTTTCGGACTTTGCCAGAAAAAGAAGACGTTGCAAAAATTGCCGGAATTGCTGT